AATATCGTAGGCTCTAAAGAACCTAAGTCTGGTTGAGTCCATCAACGTGCAAAAGCACACTGATAAAATGACTGATAAAAGCGCACACGACGTGCGCTTGAAGTCAGTCAAGCCGGGCACTCAACTCAAACTGACTCGCTTTCGTCCCCGGTTCTTTCAGTTGCTCCACCGTCCAGTTGAAAGTCAAGCGTGACACGCCGAACCAATTGCGCAATAAGGACTTCTGCTCCGCAGTAGGATAAAGACGTATTCGCTTCGTCCTGATTAATTCTATATCGTCGTTGTCCGTACATTCGGCAAGAGAATACGTGTAGAATTTTGAGGAGGTCTTCAGCAAGTTCTTGTTCTGCGGTTCGAACAGTCGTGTCGTGAACCAGGAATTCGCCGCCGGATTTTTCAATAACCCATTGGACAAGTTCGTGTCCAAACCTTGCAACACGGTCTCTGTGGGCAACCACAAGTCGGATACGTTCTCCTGATACCGCTCGTTCCAGTAAGGAACGAAGCCCTTTTCTTTTGAAGTTAAGCCCGCTGCCGATGTCTTTGACAATTTCTCCTTGCGGATAGCATTTGCGCATAAATTCAACTTGGCTTTCGAGGTCGTCTTTTTGTCCTGCACTGGATACTCGGCAATAGCAGACGGTAATAGGCTCTGATTGATTACCGGCGAAGCTATCGACATCATAGAGTCGTTGCCCACTGGGTGTTTTAATGTGCTTAATGAGTCCATCATCTGCGTATCTTCTTAGTGTGTTTGGGTGTAACCCGAGTAATTCTGCCGCTTTCCTACTAGGCTGAAACATTGTCAACAATGCACCATACCTTTATTTCACCAATAAATGGGTCGTTAATAATGCCTGCCCCACGTTTTTTTATAGTTCCACCGCCATTTTCTGATAACCATTTTCTTGCTTCATCAATATCTTGAAAATATTTAGCTTTATGGTTAATGCCCAAATCTGTTTGGCAAAAATAAGGTTTTCTTTTCATGTCAAAATCACTTAGTTAGTTAATGTTAACTAAGTATAGCATTAGTTAATGAATTGTCAATTAGCTAATCCTCACAAATCTTCCCCGTACTGGACAATTTTTAGAGTAAACGCCATTTTGCGCGGCGTTCCGTCCGAGAAGAAAACGCCCTGCTGATCTTCGATTGACTGGATCACCCAGCGGCCCCAAACATAGCCATTGCCATCAACTAGAATCAACGGTAAGCCTTTTATCGCTTCTTCCCGCATTGCATCTATCTGTTTTAATCCAGCGCCGGAAAAATCCGGGTAAATATCGCCTGATAAGCTGATCGAATGTTCGCCTGGGCCGGTATATTGTTGCGCAGGCAGTTGCCCGAAGCGCTCCTGACCTTGCCAGCGATAGCCGTTCGACCGGCTGAAAGACTGATAGGCGGCGGTGCTGATCGAGAATCTGAAATCGCCCAGGCGCATCATCACGTTAATCATGCAATGCGCCCCGTTTGTCGGCAGATTCCTGGCGTTTTATGTGTTTTGCCACGCGCTCAGCTAAGGCATTGGAATCTTCTCCAGGTTTTTGCGTTACGTTAATCGTAGCGTTAACGGTTCTGTTGCCTGCTGTCGCACCGTTGGCTGCGGCCATTGCCGGTAACGACGCATTAGCAGGCGCACGGGCAAAATCGCCGATACTTGCGCGCGCACCCGCTTGGCCAATGCCGCCGCCTGAAAAAAAACTGCCCAGTTTGCTGGCTGCATTGGCCAGCCATTGGAACTTTTCCGAGAACCATTGCATGATTGGCTCCCAGTTTTTGTAAACCGTATAAGCAAGAGCTCCGAATGCGGCTATACCGATAATAACCAGGCCTATCGGGTTCGCCGATAACGCCGCATTCCATAGCCATTGCGCCGCAGTAACAGTGCTTGTCCAGGCAGCCATTGCAGTTTGCGCGACTGTAGTCCCGATAACGCTAATCCGCTGCATTGCCAGAGCGGCATTGGCGGCAATTGTTCCGCCGCTAAACAGCGCCATTGCGCCAGTGGCCAGCGTCCATCCCGTGGATATTAACGATGCCCCATAAGCAAGTCCAAGCGTCGCTATTTTCAAACCGATCAGACCAAAGCTCAAGCCAATAACAGCTTGCGTAACCAATGGAAATCTTTCTGCAAAGCCTGCAATATAGCTTGCACCGATACTAAGAGCGCCGAAAATTTGCGTTAATGGTGGCAATAATGCGCTGCCAATGCTGATCCCAAGATTAGTAAATTGATTTTTTAATAATTGTGTAGCGTTTTCGGTTGTTTTTGACCTAATTTCATATTCTTTTTGCATTGATCCGGCGTATTTTGTCGAATCAGCAACAGAATTAAAGGCATCGTCAAGCGCTTTTAAATTAACTAATAAGGGCATGATTGCGCCTTTGGCTTCTTCACCGAAGAGATTGCCAACCAATGCGCCCTGCATTTCTTTCGGCGCTTTTGCCAATGCTCCAAAGACCTTTTTAATCATGCCCTCAGCATCTTGTTGCATACCTAAAGCTGTTGCTTTAGCATCAAGCCCCAAAGTAGCATAAGCCTTTCTTTGTTCGCCAGTAGCCGCAGTGCCGCGCGTTAACGCATTGGTGAGATTTTTTAAAGCGGTCGCCGCAATCTCATCGCTGGCCCCTGAATTTAACAGGGCCGCTGCAAGCGCTGCTGTCTGCACGGCTGAAAGCCCAGCCGCTTTTGCAACAGCGCCCTGGCGTTGAATAACCGAAGAAATATTCTTGGCTGAGGCGTTCATATTGGTATCAAGATAATTTACCGCATCGGCCAACGATACAACCTGTGGTTGTGTTATCGCCATGCCAGCCCGCCAGCTGGCCATCATTTTTCCAGCTTCATCGCCGGACATATCAAAAGCTACGCCCATTTTTACAGCGGCTTCGGTAAACGGCAAAAGTTCATTTTTAGCTATCCCGGATTGCCCGGCGGCAGCAACAATTTCACCAATGCCAATAGCCGCCATCGGCATTGTTTTTGACATCGTTAAAATGGATTTTCCAAGACCTTTTAATTCGCTATCCGTCATATCAACGACTTTGCGAATGTCCGCCATTTTTGATTCAAACTCGACGGCTTCTTTAATAGGCGCAGCCACAGCAAAAGCAGCGCCAATAGCAAGCCCTACAGTTCCCATCATCGAACTACCGATCTGACTACGCTGATCACGGTTAGCCCGCAACGTATTTTGCCTGGCAAGCTGACCGGCTATGCGCTGCTCGGATTGACCCAGGCGACGGTTTTCGTTAACTATATCGCCCAAGTTGACGCCGTAACGTTGCGCGGCCCGAGACGCGTTGGCAAGCTGGCGCTCAGTGCTGGCTATCTGTTGATTAAGCCAGGTATTGCCCGTGCCAACGCCGCGCTGGACAATTCTTAAGCGGTCTAGTTCGGCGCTGTAGCGTATTACGTCCGCCGATGCCGTGCGGCCCAGGCGCACTTGATTTAAACTGCGCCCAAGGCTGCTCGCTCGTTGGTCAAGCGTCCGGAACGCATTGCCGAAGCTGCCTGCCAGGGTTGCCCCGATGATAACGCCTAAAGAGATATTATTGCTGGCCATAAACTATGATTATTTCTCGTCGGTTTTGTTGAGTCCGCTGTCAAAAGTGTAGCCCGCCGTAACGGCCCCGATTACATTGGAAAGCGTCAACACATGATCGGCTGCCATCGTTGACAACGTAAGTTCCGCCATGCCGATGGCTAAAATTGCGTTAACGCTCGATTTGGGACAGCTGGCAATATAGGCACGCAAGCTCAGCACCGTCGTGCTGTCAACCCAGCGCTTCTTTTCATAATGGCCGACTGCCCCAAGCAAGCCAAGGGCGATATAAATCAAAGCAAAAATATACTCATTCATGTTAGCGCCTCGGTTGTACGTTCAGTTTTTTACAAGTCTCCAGCCACTCTAAAAGTTCCCCACATTCAAGTTCAAGCAAGTCAGCCAGCGTCCAGCCGGTGTAAGATGCCAGGATGATGCAGCCTTGCCGCGCATCATCAGCATCTAAGACAAAAAATCTTTAAAGACCTTCTGTAACTGTCTGTAATCCGACATGTATAAATCACTAATTTCATTGGGCGTAACTTCGCAAAGATTCGCAAACATCATAATTTCTTTATCGCCATCCCCGCCTGGCGTTTTATCGGCGGCAAGTTGATCTCTCACTCTCGGTGGTCGCATTGTTAAACTATTTGTGCCGTTTTCAAGAGGAAACTTAAGGGTTATAACAACGCTCATTTATCCTCCTTTTTAGATTTGTTTTCTGCTACCGGCTGAATGTGCCCAGACAACAGCAAGTATTTCGCCTGACGAAGATTCAGTTTGATAGTTTCGCCAATGGCGTGGTTTTCATAGACTTTTAAAACGGTATAGTCTTTCATGTTACATCCCCAGGTTTTTGCGCGTAACTGCCAATTGGTCGTTGCCGTTAACGGTTCTGATCATGTTGGGCACATCGATTTCATGAACAACCAGACCATCAATCGTGTGCTTGTAATAGCGCACAGCAACCGCGATCTTAAGCGTGGCTTTATCGCCCGGCTTCCAGCTGCCCATATCAACCTCTTTCAGCATGCCTTGCATCTGGATAATGACGGGTTTTTCTGCGCCGTCTTCACTGGCTATTGACCCGCGAAAAGTCAGTTGCTTGGTATTTCCCGGCGCAAGGCCGAACAGCTTCAGCACATCGGCATCGTATTTAGTCAGACTGAAAGATGCTTCCAGCTTATCCATGCCCATTTCAATTTCTACAGGAGCATCCATGCCGCCGTTGCGAAATTCCTCAGTTTTCATTGTCAGCTTTGGGGGCGTCAATTCCTCTACGTTTCCGGCATAGCCCATGCCGTCAACGAAAAGGTTCATATTTTTTAGTATGTCATTCAACATTTCAATCCCTCCTTAAAATAAATTCTTGATATAGTCATTAACTAAATGACTGCGGAAAACGATATGTTCTGCGGGGTACGGCGGAGTCAGATCTATATCAAAATAGACAATACCCTGGCTGATCTGATCCGGCGTATTAAGTTCTGGATCAACCCAGCAATGACCACCCAAAACAGCACCCACTGCAACTAAATGCCGCAAATAAAAATTGACGCCTTCCATTACGTCTTCAAGGAAATTTTTGGTGATGTTGCGATCAACGGCCCACAGATGCGCGGCCAGCAAAGCCTCATGCACCATGTCGGCGGTTCTAACCACGGACAAGAACGCCCACTTTTGATCAGCTGAGCAGGTGCGGTTTCCCCAAAGGCGGTAGCCGTCTTTATGGATGATGGTTGCCACCTCGTTTTCGTTTAAATAGTTAGACCGGGAATTGACATCATTCAAGGCAAAGCCGATGGCCCGTGATGTGCCGATAATGCCGTATACTTCGCGGTTTGATGGACTCCACCAGAAGCCGCGCTCGTTGTCAGACTTGCTAATAATGCCAGCAACCCGAGCCGATACCGGCTGACTGATTACCGAGTTGCTCACGGTGTCCCACACTTTCACCTGGGGATCGACTACATAAACACGTTTGCTGCCAAAGTTCTCGCGGTACGTGATCGCGGCGGCATCGTCCGTGTTTGGGCCATCGGCAATGATGACGGCTTTAAGCTGATCGGCAATGCCAATTAATTCGGCCACGACTTCTTCTTCCTGAGAAAATCCCGGTGCTATCAAGATGCGTGGCTTAACCTTAACCACTGTTTCAGCAGTTAAAAAAGCCTGCACGCCTGTCATTCCTGAGCCGATAATGTTGGACTTGGTTGCTGCGGCATCAAGCCCTTCTGCGACACGCACTACGACAATCATTGCTCCGGATTGGTCAAAGATGGCGTCTATCGCATCCGGGAGCGTGCCTTCTTTGCTGCCAATGGTATCAAGCCCTGCGGCCTCCATGCGGCTGCCAGTGACCAGCACTGGAATATTAAGCGGGAAGGCTTCATCGACGCCGCTCGCCAAAGTTTGCACTTTAACCGTTGCGGTAACGGCAGAGGCGCCGGTTGATGTTGAGGTATTGGCGCAAGTAACAAGCAGAGATGCAGGATCGCTTGCAGTTATCGCAGAAATAATAAGTGCCCCTGTTGAAGTAATCGTTCCGGTAGGGCCGGTTGCCAGGTTAATGGTTATTGCAGTACCGGATACAACAACGCTTAAAGACTGGCTGTTGGCCTTCGGGTCTTTTAAATGCACCGTGATGTCGTTTCCGGCTTTGCCTGGCGTAACAGCGGTAAATGTCAGCGCGTTGTTACTTGCCACCACGCCTGTTTTTAACGTGGCTGCTGCGGCCAAAGCGCTATTAGGTGCCGTCCCGATTAAGCCGATAACGGATGATTTTTGGGTTGTTATTGGGCGAATACCATCGTCTATTTCAACGATTTCGACGCCGTGTAAAAATTGTTCTGGCATGGTGTGCTCCTGGTTAAAAAAGGTAATTTGACGGCATCAGTACATATCCGATTTACAAAAAGTGTGTAGCTCAGTCCGCAAAGATTGAATCTTGAACGGCGAATAATTTTCGGGCTGCAAATAATGGCTTAATTCCGCCTTGATCGTATTACAGGCTTCTATTGAGCCGTCATGCCGGTCTACTGTTACCTTAACCGGCACAGCCGCCGTGCAAGACGACAAAATCAGAAAAATTAAATATTTCATGTGATAACCTGCCTTAAACATAAATTAAACCGAAATACGAGGTTCTAGCCGCGCTTGAGCTTGTGGCTACTGTCGCCGCATTGGTTAATGCGACCACGTTAACATCGCCCGGCAAAGCCGTTGCCGTTGGATCGGTCGCGGCAATTGTGCCTTGCGTTGATCCCGATCGCCGTCCAGTTAAAGTAATCGTGCCGGTGCTGTCCAGCGCATACTCGAACAGGATGGCCGATCCGGTTAGCGCCAAACTGACTGCTGAGGTGCTGCTGCCGTTCGCTATGGATTTAGTGGTGTAATTGGTCAATGCCCTGGCAATATCACGAGTCGTCGAGTTGGCTAAAATAGCCAGCGCCGCATCGCTATTGTAAATTGCGCTTCGGGCTATCGTGTTGCCCATGATGAGCGCCAATGCAAAAGAGCTTGCCGCTACCGAGGTCATAAAGGCCGAGTTGGCAAGATAAGCCGTCATTGCCGTTGTGCTATTGGCTATAGCCTGAAGCATAATGGTGTTATTGAGGATAACTGCGCTGGCAGTTGCGCTGCCAAGGCAAGCGGTAATAGCTGCGGATGAATCCGCCAGGCTTGCCGCAAACGCTTTTTGCCGCATCGCTGCAACAAAAGCGCCTTTGTTGGCAACAACAGCTAATTCTGTTTCCAGTTGCGAAGCGCTAAGTCCGCCGCCAACCAGAAGATTGAGTAATCGTAGTGCTTTTAATGAGCCTGGCATATTAGCCGCCTCCTAGTGCGGTTATTTGTGTTTGCAAATTGTCGATAACTACAGACATATAAGCCCATACGAAATCCCAGCTAGGCGCTATCAATACCCAGCGTCCGCTTCCCGATGACGGCTGTATGACGGTTTCGCCGTCGGCGGCATCGGTGTTTGAACTTTCGTATTTATAAACGCCGTAGCCATCCACAACCGCTAATTGACCGTTGGTAACACCAACCGCAAGCGTAACCGTTCCGGCATCGGGCGGCGCATTAAGCACGATGGTTTTTGGCAAAGACAATACAAAGCCATTTCCAGCGTCGTTAATTGTCGGCACTTTAGCGGCATCGCCAACTCCAGAAGGCGCTGGTATTTGCAACGCAGCAAGATTGGCAGTAGTGGTGCTTAACAATGTGTTTAGCACCGCTTCGGCGTTAGCTATTGAGGAATTTGAGGCAATATCCATATAAGCCACCAGCGCCTCAGCCTGCACCGCCGCATCATCAAGTTTCCCGGCAGATACGCTGACAATGCCGTCGATCCGCTCCAGACCTATTTCGTTGAGCGCATTAACCGCGCCTTCCCAGGATATTTCAACGCCCTCAAGCGCCGCGATACGGTTATCGACATCCTGAAAAATCGGGTTAAACGTGCGCTCGCTTAGCGCCGTTTTGCCGTCCTTAAACCGGTATTTATCAAACCGGGTAGGCATGGCTCACCTTGTCGGCCACTGTTTTCAGCACGCTGCCGAGCAAGATCACTTCCTGTCCAGGGCAAAGGCAGTTGCCCAGCAGCTCGAAGCGCTCGATGATGTCTACGCGGTATTGGGTGTCATCGTCTAAATTATTGGCATTCATTTTAAAAGTCTCCGCTTATAAGGTTGAGTCGATGAGTTCAACAATGCTGAAAGGTTGCGCCCCGGCGGTACGGGTTCCAGATACTTTTACCTTGTAACTGGTTGCCGCCGGCACAGAGAACGTATGTTTATAGCGTCGTGCTCCGTCCTCAAGCGTGTACGTCGTAACTGATGCCGCATACTCCGTGCCGCCGACAATAATTTTCGGTGTCAGCGTGTGATTGGCGTTATCCCAGTTGGAAATTAATGATGACAACACGATGCTGGTAGTGCTGGCAACAGTTCGCGCGGTTGAAAAGTAAACGATTGCGGTATCTGAACGGGACACCGTTATCGCATTATTAGTCAATACCAAAGCCGGTTGCAGGTCTTTTGTACCTAAAAATACGGCTCGCAGATTAACCAGATTCGGCGCAGCGGCTAAACGCAGCGTTGGATCGCCCAATGGATACCATGCACCCGATCCGGACGGCTGGATTTCATAAAATAATTCACAGCCCTTGGGTATTACTTCCGGAACATCGATACGAATATCGGTCATCCCGTTTGTCAGGCTTAATGCCTGTAAATTAACTACGGTGCGCGATAAACTAAAGCTGGCCGCATACAGCGTGAATAACAGATCATTAGTGCTTTGTACGTTATAATCCGAATCCTGGCCGTAAAACAATTGGCCTTGAGTATTTGCGCCGCCGCTGACCAACGCCAGGCGGTGATTGCCTTGGGTAATCGCAACGATGGCATAACGTTGGCCTGAACGCAGAAATACCGGCGGTATAGCAATATTGGTTTCTTCAGGATAGCTTTTAAGATTGGCTTGAGTAACTGTGACCAATGCCAAGGCTCTGCCCAGGTTGGGCTTGCCGCCGGTAACTTCTGTCACTGCCAGCGTAACATCACCTGAACCAGCAACCTGGCTAAATGACAATCCTACTTGCGTAAGCCACATGGCATTTGGTATCAATACCGTTTGTGCCAGCATAGCGCCGCTGATGTTGGTTGTTGTCTGTTCCAGTTCGTAATCGTCTTTGGGCTTAATCTTGACGCTGCCAAAATTAGGCGTTTCAAAATCTTTCAAATAGCCGTGATTATCCCAGCCGTGACGGCTGTACCATTTTTTGTGGTTATTGATGTTAGGCCCGTAATGCTCGGTATGCGTGATCGGCTTGAACTTGGTGATAACCAGAGCTTGCGACTGATAGCTGCTGATCGCCACATCGCCGGAATAGCCTGAAGTTTTCAGGCGTTCAACAGACGTATAAGCCGGTAATACCGAGTTGGCCGCAGATACCGCAACAGCCGGGTCAATCGGGTTAAAAAGCGCAAGATTAACCGTTTGGCTGGCTGCAAAGGGGAACAGGATGCCGTCAACAACGCGGGCCGAATAACCGGATTCACCAACGCCGGATTGATTGGCATCACCATAATTTGGCGTGGTTGTTACGGCATTGGCCGGAGTAACTTGAGATTGTTTCAGCGCAGCAATATCGTTGGCCAGCTGGATTATCGATTCACGATCCGCTTTGCCATCGGTTTTAATCGTCAATGCCGCCAGGTCTGTGGCAATGGAAGCTATACGTGGTTCTGCTATCGCTTTCCAGGTTTCCAGAGTTGCAAGACGGGCGGCGTGATCAGCCAATTGCGGAAGCCTGGAGGCGTCCTGCATGACAATATGATCAATGCCGGTCGGCGTCAAATACACATAGGCAATCGCCAGCGTTCCGTTTTGTATGACCGGCGGCTGCGGGTCGGCTGACTCAGCGCCCGGAAGCAAATTCACGTTGCACGATTGCAGACGCAACATAGCGACCGCTTGCGGCTGGGTTGCGCCGGTGGTTAAGTCGATCAGAAAGTCGCGCGGCTCGACTAGCGTATCCACCTCGCTTCCCCAAACGATAACCGCTACGCATTTTTTGGTTACCAGCGGCAGGTATTGAAAAAGGTTAAGTGTTTGCGCAGTTTCGGCAATGTAACTTAAGCCATTATTGTAAAAGCGCACCGGCGCCACGGTAATTTCTGTTGCCGATGCCGCAGCGGTAATGCCACCGGCAAACGCCAGGTTGATTGTCACTGCATCTTGAGTGAGATGCTGCAAACTGTCGGCGGCGTATTCCTCAATGTTATTGAGGTCTGCGCTTTGCAGTTCCTGGCGATCTCGAAATATGACTTGTTTTTCCATCTCCGCTCCTAATTAAGCCCAAGCGCCAGACAATATTTGCCCGGCAATGTTAGATTCGCTGGCTTTCGCCGGTTTTTTACTGTTCAAATTCAACTCGATGCGCTCTGATGCCCGTGCTACAGAACGCATCGCGTCGATACAATCGGTTAAAGCGGTTTTTGCCTGATCGACTAAAAAACCGCGCACGAATAAACCGGCGCATTGCAACGGCCATTTTCCGGGTGCGCTTACAAAAAGCTCGGCATGGAAGGCAGGCATACCGAGAATCCCTGCATTTAAATGCGAGATAACTTTGCGAGACTCGACATCGATGTCAGGATCAAACAAATATAAGCGCTGATAAAGACGGTCACGGGCAGTCGAAAGCAACAAGTAACCGGCGGTAAACTTACCGGCATAGATGCCTATCGCAATGCCCGTTTCCGCTACTGCATCCGGTTTTATATCAATAGGCGTCATATCCGGCAACGCCAGCAACCGGCGCACCGTTTCTGCGCTATCCAGATAAGAACTGTTCAAGGCCAGCCGGTAAAAGCGTTTTGCAGCTTCTGTCACGGTCAAATACAGCGGATGCCCGGCGCAAAAGGACAGCTTGTCGGCGCTGCCAGGGATCCCAGCTTCGGTAATCGTGACGGTTACGGCATTGGCGTTTTTAGTTTCGGTGACGCGCTCGGCTATGGTCAACTCGGTGTCAACGCCGTTTTTGCGCAAATAAGCGCGGGGATTCATGCGTAATACCGCATCGCTGATAACCGGAAAGCCTGACTCGAGGCAATCGCCCACCAGCAAGCCTATGCGCTGCCCAATAGTGCGGTAGCGGTAAATCTTTAATTGTGGATAGCGGGCCACAAACGTATTGCGCTCGGCGACGGTTAAAGCAGGTGACGGGTAGATTTTTGCGGGCGGCACGATGGCTCGCGTGACTTCACACGCGGACGCTTTAGCTGCCTGTTTAAACGCCCATAGCGTTCCGGCGCGGCGATGCAGATTCCACGACGCTTTCGTGCGGTCACGTTTTTCGGCCTCAGATAAGGCGTTTTTCCACCAGAGTACATCATCGGCCCAGGCCAGCCAGGGCAATAAAGGAGATGGAATAGCAGCGGGCGTATCCAGCGTTTTAATGCCTGATGGATCAATGCCGTCAAGCTGGCTTGCATATTCGATAGCCTGTTCAAGTTTTGTGCTGTTCGGTGGCAATAAGCTGGCTGCTGAAGTCACGACCAATCGCCTCCGTAAGTGTTAATAAATTCAGGAACGAAAACCATCGCAATGGCGATAATTCCCATAATTAAAATCATCATAACCATAAACATTTTTATGCTTTTAAGGATCGCGTTCAATCTGCCACCCATTCATCGCTAAGCAATTGGCCGTCAAATTCGCTGATATTGCAGGTAAAAACAATCCTGCCTTTTGCTAAATGACTTATTTTGTAATTATTGGTCGAGCCGACCTTCTCACCATTACCTTTTAAAAAATAATAAACGGTCATGCTACTCATCGATGCCCCCGGAAACTACATTTATGGTTAACGGCAAGGCCAGTTCATCGCTGCTAACAACAACATCAACAGCGGGGCTGGATAAAATGGTATTTTGCACTCCGGCAACAGTCAGAGCGGCGATGATTCCGGAACGGGTCGCGTCGAAATTAAGGCGGCGGATGCTCTTTAAATAGCTGTCCAGTTGCTTGCGGGCCTCGATTACAACAACAGCAGGATCGGGGCCTCGGTAAATAATGAGTAAAGCTTCAATGGCGAAGGGAATAACCGTCGGCGCTTTGACGATAACCTGATCAGTTAACGGGCGAATATCTTCGGCATTTAATTTCAAGCGAACGGCATTAAGCAATGCATTGTCATTGCGGGCGATGATTCGCGCCTGGGTTTGCTCCAGTCCGGTTTGATCGAATGCAGCTGCGCCGTTTATTAATTCATTGCCTGCTGCATCGGCGCTTTCAATAATTTGTTTGGCGAATACGGCAACGACGACTTGCCCCGGCGTCGGACTGTAAACAGAGACATCGGCAATATCATTGGATACGCCCAGCGCATGCTGTCTGTATGCATTGAGCGGCCCTGCGGCGGCCAGCAAATGATAGCCCTGCTGGATACGATCACGTAACCGCGTATCGGTTTCGCCAGGCAAGCGGGCCACATCGTAACGCGCCCCAATTTGCTCCAGATCAGTGCCGATGGCAAAAGCCAGCATTAAGCCACGGGCGGCATCGTTTACGCGCTGCCGCAATATCAGCTCATCGTAAGCGAAAATTTCCAGCAGCTTGTAGGCTGGATCGCTTTCCAGCGGCAAAAATCCAGGCAAGGCGACATTCAACCTGGCTATTTTAGCCGCCAGAATCGTTTCATAATTAAGCGCCTCAATCAGTGTCGGCGCTGGAATGTTGGCCAGATTGAGTGATGTCATGGCTTGGCCCCTGCAACTGCGCCTGCGACAATGGCTTCAACAAATTTATTGATTTGCTTCATGCCGTTGCTTTGATTATTAGCCAACCCATTCATCTGTAATTGCACGACGCCTTTACTGTCGGTCTCATAAGTAAAGCCGTCCAGCGCAGTATCATTCCCCAGCGCATAGCCGGATGCCTCGACACTGCCATCGGCATGCCTGGTGTAATGAGCTACGCTGCATCCTGACAGGAAAAAATAAACAATTAGCAGCCATAAAAATAAAGCAACCGGGGCACCGTAAACCAAGCCATCAAAAACGGATTTAATCCTCATAAAATAATACCATCCAGTTTTATTGGCTTTCCATCCGGCAAGTATTTGCCCAAAATAGTTAGGGCAATGTGTCCCGCCTCGTCAGCGCTATCGGTAGTGATGCGCTCAACCTTGATGCGCGGCTCCCACTTCGCTAACGCTTCAGCGCTGGCCGCAACAATATCGATAATGGTGCTGCCGTTGATCGGCGCATCGATCAATTCAAAAATCTTTGATCCATATTCCCGGCGCATGACACGAGTTCCAATCGGCGTCGTCAAAATATCGACAATAGACTGCTTAAGGTGGGCTAAACCCGCCAATTCTTCGCCTGTGTTTCTGTCGCTGCCAATCATGTTCATGCCATTGTTTGAACGGGCAAATAAGCCGGGATAACCAAAGTTCGACCGGATGAAAGCTTTACTATGCATCTAACCAGATAAACCGTATTAGATAAGCCGCCAACAAGCCATTGACTGACTACGCCAGCATCGATTGATGCCGAACCGTCCCTGACTTTATAAGGGAACGCATCAGACCCGTATTTCACCGTAATATCAACCGTTACCAAGGTAACGATTTCTCCTGGCCGCAAATCTTTTGTAAAATGGAATTTCACCAATTGCCGCTCTGCCGGGTCTTTAATCGGCCATAACGTTATTTTCATATGAAGGCCTCATAGTTTCTGCGCAATGCTATTGCTTCAAAAACGCTGGAATTATTGCTGGTGAACCAAAGATTACCCAGCGCAGTGGTTAGCGCTTCGGCATCGCCGGATAAGTCCTGGCTTACGGTAATGTCTCCACTTGCCGTTGATGATGATATTGCATGTCCTTCCAAAGTAGGATCGCCACCCAATGAGCCCGCAGCGGACACTCTTGCGCTAACGGCCCCGGAAATCGATGTATCAGCTTTTAAAGCGGCTGATGCGCTGGAACGGGCTGCTGCCGATCCGGATAAAGCTGCTGCGCTGCTGAGATTTGCTAATGAAACGGCTGCCGACAAAGCAGCGCCAGACAAGCTGATTGCTTGCGCTTGCAGCTCTGGCTTTAAAATAATGCCAAACAAGGCCACAGGATTATTATAATTTTGCTTGCCCCAGTTTTGAGAACCAGGAAGTAAGCCAGCAACTGGAGCATCAATTGTAGAAATTCCAATACCGCCGCCTAACAATGACAAATTATTGCTTCTCCCGATCAAATTGGGAGCCCATGAAAAATTTGATGATGAATTATTGCTTGAGGGTAATAAAGAAGTCGTAACGATATAAGGATTTGTTGCAATAACAGCGTTTGATGTTAGCGTACATCCGGAATTTGTCAGAGTATTAGGTGATATGATATTTCCGGCTGTGCTTCCCTCAAACGATGTTGGAGCGCATATATCATTATTTATAATATTATTTCCGGTAGCCCCACTGAGATATACTCCGACGTAGTTAGTATTGACAATATTATTAGAAATTGTATGTCCATCTGTACCACTTAATATAATGCCATAGCCACCAGGGCCGCCATATATTTCATTATGATCGAAAAGTACATTTGTTAAGTTTTCTTTTGGTACGGTATTCCCATAAATTTCAAATTGGACAACACCACTTCCGGAAAAAACGTTATTAAAAATTTGCACATTATGAACCGTTGTATCAATATCAGGTTCAATATCAATACCCACCTGTGGAGCTGTGCCAATCGAATCCTTAAAAATGGAATTTTTGATAATAACGCCATCACCATCGATAAACCCCACACCTGATCTTCGATTATTATCGGCAATTACACGGTCGAGAATGAGATTAAAGTTACCAGATGCGCCTTGCCGGCCTAAATAAAAGCCGTCGCCCCAGCAATCTTTTGCGATTGTATAGTCCACGTACACATTAGTTGAACTTAAGATGCTCAAGCCCATACCCCATTCGCCATCTGAGGCCGTGTGCGTATATCTATCGCCCTGAATAATCCCACCCAAAATATTCACATTTATAGCATTAAGAACTTTTAAAATATGATATAAACCCTGATTATTTGGTATTGCCTTGATAATGGCGTTTTGAGCCATTTTGAAAGTCATGTTACTTTTAATCAAAACGGACATTACAGGATCAACCATATACACACCGTCCGGTACGTAAACTATCCCTCCTGTACCGGTAATCGCATTGATTGCCGCCTGTATTGCTAATGTGCAATTGAATATGCCATTTCCGATAGCACCAAAATCTAAAACATTGGCAATAACAAATGATGTTGGGACAGGAGCATGCCAGGATTCGCCGAAACTACCTGTTGAAATGCTGTAGCTGTAACCTCGTCCAGTGGTAATTGGATTTGAATTATCAGAGGCGGAAAACCGGATTGTTTCTGTTGATCCATCAACCAGGCTTTTGTGGCTAAACCGACCATTGCCGATATATCTAATATCATCATGAACAGCATGTGCCGGCCCCAATTCCAAATCATTTTCAAATAATCTTAAAATGGAAGCATCGCCGTTTTCAGTATCAGCTGGAGTCCCTGAAAACACATCAGAAATATATGCAAAGCCAACCTCAGTATTAATTAGATTTGTTGGAATTATGCCCGTTTTGGTAGTCGTTGCCGCTGCAAAAATAATTTCTCTATTAGCACCGGATGTCGTTATATCTCCGAAATGAAATGTGCCGTCGGTATCTATGCTGGTGCTCTGAATAATATTTTCAATCGGTGCGGAAATATCGCAATTTCTAAATATATGTATAATTCCGGTGACATGATGTCCGGGATCAGAAATTGCGACGCTGGTTTCAGCGCTCGTGCATAATTTCCAGAATAATGTTAGCCCGACTGCATTTAATCCACCCGCAGTTCCTATGCCGATCATGCCATTAGTCGGCAATGTCCAGCCTGATGGGGTTGCTATGGATTCGTTTGCTGAGCTCACCAGCAATAGTGCAATATCATTTGTTATGTGCGTGGGAAACACAATATCAATCGCATTAATTCCCGCAGCAAATTCACTACAAGAAATCCATGTCGGCATTGCTTCTGTCTTGAATGTCTGATCAGATGAAAAACTTATATTTCCGGATGAATCAGCTGATATGACCCGGAAATGAAAAAGCGTATTTTGCGGTAATCCGCTTAATGACTGTTGATGTGATGAATAATTAAATGAAGGCTCTAATGCGCCCATAATTCCATAAGCAGCGGTTAAACCATATTCAATTTGTCCGGTAGCAACCAATGGTGATCCATTTCCGGCCAACACATCCCAACTGATCTGTACGGAATTAAGAGTTATATTGGAAACTTGAATATTACTAATCGTAGTCATACCGGCGGCCCTACTGAATCTTCATGATCGTGGTTATGCAGGCTGATGCCGTTGGCGATTACATCTATTGCTGCGGTCAGCGTTCCCGACATCGTGATATTGCCGGTTAAGGTAATATCACCAATGATGGTAATGCCGCCGTCTGAAATAAGTTCCGTTGTTGCTCCTCCGGGCAGAATTGCTTTCAGGTGATGCGCTTCGCGGTCATACTCGATAATGGCGCCATCCTTATAAATCGTGTGATGCTTCTCCGGCGTGTTGACTGGCTGCGCGTGCGCGTTTTGGTAAACGCCCGTTAAAACTACGCCCTGATTCAGTTCTCCTGAAGGCGACAAAACTACGACCTGTTCGCCAACTTCCGGTGCATGCCAGCTGATGTCGCCGCCTGCCCGTGAAGTCTGCCAAGGCATCCAGCCGGTTAAAATATCGCCTGCCTGTACGCGCACCCTGGCATTTGCATAATCGGCCTGGGCAATCGTGCCAAGGCGGATCATATTGCTGAGGCGGCGGTCATGTTCTGTGGTTTCAAAAGTCACGGCACGATCCTTGTGTACTTATCGACGAACGCCAGGCCGATTTCAGGAGACAGGCCCAGCCAGACTTCTTGCGGTGGTATGCCGGTGCTGTCCCAGACATTATCGCCCAGGTAAATCGTTTGATCCCAGGATACGAACCAGCTTTCGTAACCGTTTTTTTCCGGATCAAACTTGCCTGGGCCTAATGTGATGCCGCCGGGGAAACTGACGGAGTGTCCCAGCGTCCATTTGTTTTTGCGGATTAGCGCGAACAGTTGCGAAGCAAAGTTACGCACTTCCATTTGCAGGTTATCGGTTTGCTGGCCCAGGATGCAATAGGCGGTAATGTGCATTAATAACGGTGCGCGGTCATCGCCGATGTCATCGCCTTCTTCGGCGGATTCAATCTCCAAAATGACTGCCGGGGTAATAATAGGCAAGGGTTGACCGGAAGCGGTTTCGCCTTGCTCATACCAAAGCACGGTGTTGATGTTGTCGCCAAAGCGCAAAGCGACTGAGGCTACAACGGCGGCATGGAATTGGCTTAACGTAGTCATGATGCCGCCCTTTCCAGTTCGTAGCTGACCAGGCGGCTGGTTTTCTGCGCCAGCGCTTGCTCGGCTTGAGGGATTAAGCGGCGCACGATTTGATTGCCTACCGTATCGATAGGCACGTTTAAGCGTTTAATAGCCAGGCGTTTGCTGGAAACTCGTGAAAAAATTCCGGTATGGCCTGGGTGCGATTTGTAAAAAGCCTTAAAGCCGCCTTCAAAAAAGTATTTTCCTGTTTGATAGCCGGTGCCGCTGGGGCCTTTATCTTTAAACTGCATGGCATCAACCGGCTTCAAGCCTAGCCACACCAGTCCGCTGATTGCGTTACCTGCGCTCGCCTTGGCTTTGGTTACCTTGATGCGCTTTGACAACAATTTGCGCGGTATTTCCAGCGCAGCGGGTAATTCTCGCAGCACGCGGCTTTTAACCCAGGCAGAAGTTTCATTGATCGCCCGGCGCTGAACGCGTTTTATCGCCGCGGGCGATAAAACGCTTTGTATAAGATGCTGAACCTGATCATCGTTTACCCTGATCTGCAAGAATCCGGCCTGGTCGTTGAATCCAATTGTCATTAGCGCCAACCCTCCGCTGTATAAGCGCTGTTGCCTGGTTCGTTCATAATCACAGTTAGCGTGCCGTCGCCTTTTGGCAAAACCTCTGTTACTACATAGGTTTTGCCAAAATACACCGCTGTCCAGTTCTTGCCGATACCAGGTGCGTCGCTTTCCAGCACTTCAATAATGGTGCTGGATACGTCTATTTTTGCTTCGATATTGTTTTTCCAGACATAGCCGTCAATGCTGCCCGGTTCTGCGCTTAATACGCATTTGGTCGTGATCACGACGGCGTTTGCAGGTGCGCTCAAAGTAATATCATCGCCCAGCGCTGACATGATAACTTGATCAATACCGGCATAAGCCGCATCAAAATCAAAATCGATTTCAGGAATTTCCATCAACGCCACCCGCTTGCTACAGCAATACTGTTGCCTGCCTGATTCAGGATGAGCATCAGAGTTCCGTCGCCTTTGGGTAGAATTTCCGATATCGCATAGGTTTTGGTTTGATACATTGCCATCCACTTTTTGCTGATGCCGATGGCTTCGGACTCCAAAACATCAATAATTAGGCTATACTGATCAATTTTTGCCGCCAGATTATCTCTCCAGGCAAAGCTTTCCTGATTGACCATGCTAGGCCGCGCACTTAAAACACATTTGGTGTTGATAGCAAACCCGGAAGGCGCTGTCAGCGTGATTTTTGAGCCTAATGCCGACAAAATGATCTTGTCGAGATCATAAAAAAGCTGGCTGAATCCAGTTAAGGTCTGTGTATAAAGATCGGCTTGCGCTGATGCTTGCGCACTGGCGGTTCCGCTTATAGCCAAGGCGCCTTGAATTAAATCAGCCATAGCAATAGTTCCGGCTGCGACTGCCCCGGATAATGAAGTTATGATTTGGCTAAATTCAGCTACGGCCAGAGTTTCTGCTATTGCCGCTCCATCTAATTGAAAATTGATTTTTATATCGCCGATCGCCAAGGCTTGCGCTACCGCAGCACCATTAAAACTGACTGTTGCAGTTAGATTTCCTGTGGCAATACTGACTGCTACCGCTGCGCCACTGATTGGCATGATCAGACTGAGATTTCCAGCACCCGAGGCAAAAGCCGAAGCCGAAGCGGCTAACGGCATGCTATTGCCTATATTTCCCTGTGCTATGGCTTGGGCTATTGCTACGCCTTCAAGTCCTCCATTCGACAAAACATCAAGCATACCGTTGGCAACGACAGACGCTGCGGCTGTTCCGGAAATCGCCTGGTTAATGTTCAGTCCGGCATTGGCAACAGCTTGAGCGATTGCCTCTCCGGATAAGGGTTGGGTTGAATTGATGGCCGCATTGGCTATGACTTGCGCCATTGCCGATCCGGATAAGGTTTGCATTGCAAGCAGATTAGCACTGGCTAAAACCTGAGCTATGGAAGAGCCTGACAGACTTTGATTAATATCCAGGCCTGCATTGGCTAACGCATAAACTATTGCTGATCCAGCCAAGGCTTGAGATGAGCCAAGGCTGGCGCTTGCCAGGGCTTGCGCTATGGCTACGCCTGCCAATGACTGGGTAGAATTAATGCCTGCAGCCGCTAAAACCTGAGCTATTGACGAACCTGACATTTGCAGAGTCATCGTGATTTGACCTACTGCCCCGCTGGCGGCTAGTGCAGTACCTGCCAAATTAACCGGGAAAATAAGATCACCGGATGCAGCGGCTTGCGCCTGAGCAGATCCAGCCAGGGGTTGCGTCATCGCCAGTCCACCGGCAGCAACAGCGGCAGCAATAGATGAACCCGATAACGATAACTGCATTGTTACTGCGCCGGTGGCGGCGGTAAGCGCCGCCGATGATCCTGCCAAGCTCATGGCGCTGGTAATTGCGCCAGTGCCGGTTGCCGCTGATACCGATGCGCCGGTTAATGCGATGGTGCTGGCAATAAC